CTTTGTTGACGCGCCATACACCAAGCATTCGTACCCATCGCGGAATTTCATAACTGTATCGTTCTTTCATGATTCAAATCTCCATTTGTTTGAGTGCTTGCTGTAACCCAGCCAGCCCACCGACTCGCTGACCATTGATGAATATCTGCGGCATCTGCCGGATGTCGGGGTACTGCCGGGTGAACACGTCACGCCACTCCTGATCCTCGATGCTGCGCTCGATGAAGTCCAGTCCCTTGCTGTCGAGCAGCGCCTTGGCGGTGGTGCAGTTGGGGCAGTTGGATTTGCTGTAAACGATGATGTTCATTGCATCTTCTCCTTCACGATCTCGTTGGGGTCAATGTGCATCATCTGCCCGAGGTACACGGCAAACGATGCTTTGGTGTCTTGGCCGAAGGGCATGGCGTTGACTCGCTGGATCATCTCCTCGATGGCGCAGTTCCAGCCGGAGGCAAAGACCCATTTGGCCGCATCCTGCGGGTGCAGGCCAAGGTCGCCATAGAGGCGGTCATAGTGGTCGGGTGCTGTCTTCATTTTTCGTCCTGATGATTGGTTCGATGGCTTAAAAATTGGTTTCGTTGATTGGTTCGGAGCCTTAAAACTTGGGGCCGATGGTTGGTTCGATGCCTTAGTCAGCTTTGGCTTTCGGTCGTCCCCGGGGCCGCTTGGGGGCGGTGGGCGGCGGCGTCAGCGCGTCGAGCACTGGCGGCGCGAGGGCCTCGAGCACCCCGAGCACGTCAAGCAACCGCACGGCGGCGGCGCTCGGTGCCCGGGTGCCCCCGGTCCACTTGCGCAAGGTGAACACCGGCACCCCCAGCAACCCGGCGGCGGCGGTTTCATCGAGGCCCCGGCGGGCCATGAACCCGGCGAGGGTGGCGGCAAAGGCCCCGGCGGGGGTCAGGGGTGCGGCGGGTGCCTCGGGTGCCTCGGGGGCACTGGGGGCGGGTTGCGCGGTGGCGGCGGGTGTATCGGGTGCGGTGTTCATGGTTGATCCTTTGAGGGGGTAAAAAGCCCCCGGGGTGAACCGGGGGCGGGGTTTGCGGGGGTCAGTCTCGGCCACTGATCAGGGCGGCGACTATCAAAAGCACGGCCCGCACGGCGGCAAAGAAAAGGGAAACGACAATCGATAAAGTGATCAATCGGGGTCCCCCGGGTAAGCCCGCAACCGGCGGGCCACATAAAGGTCAGTTTCCAATTGATCCCGGGTATTTTTCAGGGATTCAATCTCGGCCACGGCCTCGCCGAGGGCCTTTTGTAGGTCAGCAATCCGGGCAAAAAGGCGGGCGGTGCCCGTGAAACCCTCGGCATAAGCGAGGGCCTCGGCTTCATCGGCGGGTAGTGTCATAAGGTCAAGCGGCATGATTTATCCTTTCATGGTTGCAATTGGGATTACCCGGCGGGCCTTTGCATCGGCCACCCGGGCACGGGTGCCGTGCGCACGGAAACCGATGATCACGGCCCGGTCAGCACGGGCACAAAGCCCGCACGTTTCACACGTTACATCCTCGCGGGTTTGCGCGGGGCATACGATGATTGTCCGGCCCTCGGGGGTGTAGCTTTTCTCGGGTGTATCCGTGGGCACGATGGCGCAAACGGGGCCAAAGGGTGCAAGGGCGTCGGCATCCCCGGCATCATCGGCGCTCAGATTGACGGTGAACCCCCAGCGCGTAGCATGCCCGGCCCACTCGAGGGCCTCGGGGCTTTTTTTGTGGGTGTACGTGAACCCACGGCGGCCAATATTGGCCCGCACGATGGCACCCAGTGCGACGGGGTCCACGGCCTCGCCCTCGCCGGGTAAATCCCCGGCGACGTTCATGCGCCACAATTGCCCCTCGGGCAGTGCGGCCACGGCCTCGCAAAGGGCCTCGAGGGTGCCCCCTCGCTCGGGTACTTTGTCCCATGCCATGCGGGTGTAAAAATCCTCGGCGTAACAATCGGCCCGAAAGTGCGGGCATGATGGCGGGCATGAGGCCCGCTCGGTGTACGTTACCGGGATGGCCCCGGTTTTGCGGTTGCTTGACTGAGGGATAAAGTGATATTTCATGGTTGATCCTTTCACGGCTTGAGGGCGTCGATTAGGTCAAGCCGTGCCCGCTCGAGCGAGGCGGCGGCGCGTTTGTCTGAGAATTCGCACCGCACCCCTCGCAAACGGGCGGTGGCGCTTTGCATGGCCTCGAGAATCTCGGCGAGGGTTTCCGGGTCAATCACCGGGGCGGCGGGGGCGGGTTTCTCGGTGATTGTCACTAGGGTGAAATGATCACGCATGAATTGAGCATTAATCGGGTTCATGCGGTCACCTCATCGTCAATCAATCCCAGCTCGGCGAGCAATTCCCAGCCGTCGTGATAATGGTCAATCATGCCGCCCACTGATCCACGGTTACCGCTCGGCCACACCCACGGGGTGCGGTAATCCGGGTTAACCCCGTTAAATTGGCAGTCTCGCAAATAGGCGCAAAGGATGCCCCAGTCATAAGCGCGGCGCGGGTCACATGGTTGACCCCATGAATAGCGGGCGGCAAAGTAGCGCACCATTTGAGACTGACCGAGGGCGATTTGATGGCGCACGTGAGCGCGGCGGCGGTCAATTGCTTTGATGATGTGATCCATGATCAGGCCCCCTTACGTGCGGAAACGCGGACCACGGTGTAAGGGGCACCGGTTGACGTATGCGCGGCCACCAATTGGCGCGAGGGGTTGAATTTTGCCGCGATGGTTTCCCAGTCAATCACCACACGGCCCGCACAATGGGAAATTGCCACCCGGTGCGCGGTGCCGTCAATCGCCTCGAGGCCCGAGGCGGTCAGGGATTCTTTCAAAGCCTTTTCCTCGGCGGTCAGGCGGGCAATCTCGGCTTTGATCATGGCGAGGCGGTCCACGGCGGCGGCGAGGATGGCGGGGGTTTCGGTGAATGCGTTCATGATTGATCCTTTCAGGGGTTACGGTTACGGGTTACAAAGAGAAAAGGAAAACTGTGATCACCCAAAGGGCAACCACGACGAGGGCGGCACCGGCGACGATGGCGACGGGGTGCGGTTCACGCTCGAGGGGTTGCGGGTGCATATCGATGTAAGTGAGGGCATGGCGGTTCATGGTTGATCCTTTCAGGGGTTACGGTTACGGGGTGCCCGGGGTTTCCCCCGGGCGGGTTGATCAGGCGATGAATTCAGGGTGCTTTGTCAGGCCGTGGGCCTCGGCAAAGGCGCGAAGCTCGGCGGCATCCTTTGCCCGCATGGCCGAGCGGATCAGGGCAGACACCGAGCGGGCGGCGGTGTCAATCATGCCGAGGGTGATGTACTTTTGAGCGGTGGCAATCTCGCGGGCTTGAATCTTTGTCATGGTGTCTTTCCTTTCGGTTACGGGTTACGGTGATATAAATGTAACCCACTGGGTGCCCATTGTCAAGAGGTACGGTGAAAAAATATTCTAGGTGTTTTCCCTGACCCACTGGGTGCGGTGATGGTGCATGTGATGCCCCGGTGACAATTGACCCTTTTGTTTCTGGGGGTGCATTTTGGAAAATCCGGAAAATAAGTGCCTTTCGAAAAGTACTCTACTAAACGCCTCCTGTGCGCGAAAGGGCCTTTTGTCATCGTAAGCGCCTGAACCCTGAACCATGACCCACTGGGTGCCCCTTTGCCCGGTTTTCCCCCGGTTTCTGGGGAATTCCCCCGGCTTTTCATGCAATCCCTTAACCCACTGGGGCAAAAGTGCCTGTTTTCAATGTTGCACACTGGGGACAACTGAAACGGGGGTTTGTCACCGTTGTCACCGGGGGCAATGTCACCCACTGGGTGCGCACCCCGTGGGTGCCCGTGGTGCTCGGTGCCGCCGGGGTGCGGCGGGCACCCGGGCGGCGCGGTGGCCGGTGGCGCTCGGCCTCGCCGGTGCGGCGGCGCTGGGTTCGAGGGGGCGGGGGAGGGCCGAGAGCCGGTGGGTCATTGACGGGGCGGCATCACAGAACCCGTGAAATTTTTTTCAAAAATCAAAAACCCAATGGGTCACTAGACACACCGATTCAATATCCATTACACTTCCCCTCACTATGGAACAAGGCAACACCCATTCCCTAGGCACGGTTGTCACCGGTGAAACCCCACTCCCAAACTGGCTGTCGTGCCCAGACCCCAAGCCCCCGCGCCCCTCAAAATCGGCGCGTGAACTGCTGCACCTCGAATACGAGCAAATCTTCGAGCGGGTGATCGAGGACATCTATCGCGGCCGATCCCTTCAATCGTTGATCGAAGATGACCACCGGGTCCAGTCCTACGAGGACTTCCTGCGCTGGGTCAAGCGCGACCCCCAACGTCACGAGCGATTCAAAGAAGCGCAGGAGATGCGCACCGAGTTCATCGCCGGGGAAATCCTAGAGATTGCCGATGGCGTGGGTGCGATTGATCCGTCATCGAGTGATACGGTCAACCGCGACAAACTGCGCATCGACACGCGCAAGTGGCTCATGAGCGCCCACAACAAGAAACGCTACGGGGAAACCAAGCAGATCGAGTTGGGCGGGACGATCTCGATCACTGAGGCGCTGGCGCAGGCTCAGGCCCGGGTGATTGAGGCAGAGGTGGTCGATGTGACCCCGAGACTGGAGAACAGTGATGAGTGACAAACTGATTCAGCAGATTCGTGATTTGCGGGATGTACAGGGTCGTGACGGCACATGGAACTTTGACCCGTACATGCAGGGTCTATTCAATGGGTTGGAAATGGCGCTGTCTATTCTTGAGCAACGCGATCCGTGTTTTCGTGATGCGCCCGACAAATGGTTGGCTGATCTGCGCGTTTCGTCGGTGTTGGCTGAAACGGAGAACGACTGATGCAGAAGATGCGCTACTCGCCCGAGGAGGAGCAACTGCTGATGTCGCAGTTGTGGAGTCCGAACATCAAGGACGACCCCGAGGCGTTCGTGCTCTTCGCGTTCCCTTGGGGGCAGAAGAACACCCCACTCGAACACTTCAAGGCACCCCGGGCGTGGCAGAGAAGAACCCTGCGCCGCATCGCACAGTTCATCCGCGACAACCGGGGCAAGCTGACCGAGGGTGATCTGATTGACGCACTGCGCAGAGCAGTCAGTTCAGGCCGTGGTGTGGGTAAGTCTGCTCTCGTGTCGTGGCTGATCCTGTGGATGCTGACAACCCGGATCGGGTCAAGCGTGATCGTCTCGGCCAACAGCGAGAACCAGTTGCGCAAAGTGACGTGGGGTGAGTTGACCAAGTGGGTCACAATGGCGATCAACGCCCACTGGTGGGAGCCAACGGCCACCAGCCTGAACCCCGCGCAGTGGTTGACGGAACTCGTCGAGCGTGACCTCAAGAAGGGCACCCGGTACTGGGGCGCTGAGGGTAAGCTGTGGAGCGAGGAGAACCCGGACGCCTACGCCGGTGTCCACAACATGGACGGCATGATGGTGATCTTCGACGAAGCCTCGGGTATCCCGGACAGCATCTGGTCCGTGGCTGCGGGCTTCTTTACGGAGAACATCCTCGACCGGTACTGGTTCGCGTTCTCCAACGGACGGCGCAACACCGGGTACTTCTACGAGGCGGTCGATGGCAACAAGCGCGACTTTTGGGAGTCCGAGAAGATCGACGCCCGCACAGTCGAGGGCACCGACAAGACCATCTACCAGCAGATCATCGAGGAGTACGGTGAGGACTCCGACGAGGCCCGGGTCGAGGTCTATGGTGACTTCCCCAAGTCCGGTCAAGACCAGTTCATCGCGCCGCACTTGGTTGACGACGCCATGAAGCGCCCACAGTACAAGGACATGAGCGCACCCATCGTGATCGGCGTGGACCCGGCCCGAGGCGGCATGGACAGCACCGTGATCGCCGTGCGCCGTGGGCGTGACATCGTGTCCATCAAGCGGTTCCGGGGCGATGACACCATGACCACCGTGGGCCACGTGATCGACGCCATCGAGGAGTACCGGCCAGCCCTGACTGTGATCGACGAGGGTGGCCTCGGGTATGGCATCCTTGACAGACTGACCGAGCAGAAGTACAAAGTGCGCGGGGTCAACTTCGGCTGGAAGGCCAAGAACCCTGTGATGTGGGGCAACAAGAGGGCCGAGATTTGGGGAGCCATGCGCGACTGGCTCAAGTCGGCCAGTTTGCCGCAGGACAGGCTGCTCAAGGCCGATTTGATCGGGCCGATGAAGAAGCCCAACTCTGCGGGCACCATATTTCTGGAGGGCAAAAAGGAAATGAAAGCCCGTGGTCTGGCCTCACCGGATGCCGCTGACGCCATCGCCGTGACTTTTGCGTTTCCTGTTGCACATCGGGAGTACAATGATCGCGTAGTGCCCCGGCGCAATGCTCAAAACGGGGCCGTTTTAACATCTTGGATGGGGTCTTGACATGCCACTCGTGAAATCCACCAGCAAAAACGCCTTCCGCAAGAACATCAAGGCCGAAGTTGCCAGCGGAAAACCGGTCAAACAGGCCGTTGCCATCGCGTATTCAGTCAAGCGCGAAGCTGCCAAAAAGTCCGGCACAAAAGCCCCAATGAAGTCCAAAAAATGAACATTCAAGCCCTGCAAGACTGCCTGATCGTCCGTCCTGACATGGAGAAACACGAGTTGTTCGTGCTGCTCCGACAAAAACAGACGGGTACCGGTATCGTCATTTCCGCTGGACCAGACGCCAAAGACGTGAAAGTCGGCGACAAAGTGCTATTTGGTGATTCCATCGGTCAAGACTTACAATGGCAGGGAGAAGGCTTGCTCGTGATGCGAGAAGCCCACACCCTCGGAGTATTTGACGCATGAAAGACAACATCGGAATCGTGGCCGCAGCGAATGTGGCAAAGAACGGCCCGTACCCGTCAAAAGGCGGTTCCGAGGACATCCTGACCGTCGCCCGGTCTCGCATGACGATGGCGATTTCGGCCATGTCCGAGACCCGTGAAAGCGAACTCGATGACCTGCGGTTCTATGCAGGTTCCCCGGACAACCAGTGGCAGTGGCCCGCTGACGTGCTCCAGACCCGTGGTGCGGTGCAAGGTCAGACCATCAACGCCCGACCCACGCTGACCATCAACAAACTGCCCCAGCACGTCAAGCAGATCACCAACGAGCAGCGGATGAACCGTCCCGGCATCAAGGTGATCCCGGCTGACGACAAGGGCGATGTCGAGGTGGCCGAGGTCTACAACGGCGTGATCCGTCACATCGAGTACATCTCCGATGCTGACGTGGCCTACGACACCGCCTGCGAAAACCAAGTCTCCTACGGCGAAGGCTACATCCGTCTGCTGACCGAGTATTGCGACGAGAGTACATTCGATCAGGACATCAAGATCGGCCGAGTGCGCAACAGCTTCTCGGTCTACATGGACCCGCTGATTCAAGACCCCACCGGTGCAGATGCCCGCTGGTGCTTCATCACGGAAGACCTGACCAAAGCCGAGTACGAGCGGATGTACCCGGACGCTGCGCCCATCTCGACTCTGATGTCGCTGGGCGTGGGCGATCAGTCCATCAGCAACTGGCTCAACGAGAACACGGTTCGCATCGCTGAGTACTTCTACATCGAGCATGACAAGGCCACGCTGAACCTGTACCCCGGCAACGTGACTGCGTTTGACGGCACACCCGAAGACAAGTCGCTGCGCATGATGTTCGGCAAGCCCCTGCGCCAGCGTCAGTCGGATCGCAAGCGCGTCAAGTGGTGCAAGATCAACGGCTACGAAATTCTTGAAGAACGTGACTGGGCTGGTCAGTACATCCCCGTGGTGCGCGTGATCGGCAACGAATTCGAGGTTGATGGTCGCCTGTATGTGTCGGGCTTGGTGCGCAACGCCAAAGACGCCCAGCGCATGTACAACTACTGGGTGTCGCAGGAAGCCGAAATGCTGGCGCTGGCCCCCAAAGCCCCGTTCATCGGCTACGGCGGTCAGTTCGAGGGTTACGAGACCCAGTGGAAGACCGCCAACACCCAGAACTGGCCGTATCTGGAGGTCAATCCAGACGTTACAGACGGTCAAGGTAACATCCTGCCCCTACCCCAGCGGGCACAGCCTCCGATGGCCTCCAGCGGCCTCCTGCAAGCCAAGGCAGGCGCATCGGAAGACATCAAGTCGGCCACCGGTCAGTACAACGCATCGCTGGGCATGACCAGCAACGAGCGTTCTGGCAAGGCCATCCTTGCGCGTCAGCGTGAGGGCGACGTAGGAACCTATCACTATGTGGATAATCTGGCCCGCGCTATTCGCCATGTTGGTCGTCAACTGGTGGATTTGATCCCCAAGATTTACGACACCGAGCGCATCGCCCGCATCATCGGCGAAGACGGCGAACCATCGACCGTCAAGATGAACCCGATGCAGCAGGAACCGGTCAAGAAGATCGTGAACCCTGAAGGCGTTGTGATCGACAAAATCTACAACCCCGCAGTCGGCAAGTACGACGTGCGTGTCATCACTGGTCCCGGCTACGCCACCAAGCGTCAAGAAGCCCTTGAGTCGATGGCCCAACTGTTGCAGGGTAATCCGCAACTGTGGAGCGTGGCCGGTGATCTGTTCGTCAAGAACATGGACTGGCCCGGTGCCCAAGACCTTGCCAAGCGGTTCCAGAAGACTCTGGACCCCAAGGTGCTGGCCGACGAGGACAATCCGGCTCTGGTGGCTGCAAATCAGCAAATGGAGCAGATGGCCCAGCAGATGCAGGCCATGCAGTCCATGCTGCAAAACGTCCAGCAAAGCATGGAAGCCCGCGACTTGGAGATCAAAGAGCAGGCCAACCAGATCAAGGCATACGACGCCGAGACCAAGCGAATCGCTGCGGTGCAGGCTGGCACGACGCCCGAGCAGATTCAAGACATCGTGATGGGCACAATCGCTGCCGCCATCGACACCGGCGATCTGGTCACTGGTTCACAGCCAATGATGGAACTGCCTGCCGAGATGCCTGAACAAGGAGAGATGAATGAAATGCGCTGATTTCGTGGGCGAGTTGTTCTTGGCTCGGGATGTCGCGCATTCCGTCCATCTGAACACCCGCAGCTACTCCAAGCACAAAGCACTGCGTCACTTCTATGAAGACGTGATCGAAGCGGCCGACAAGTTCGCCGAAGCCCACCAAGGCCGTCACGGGCTGATCGGTCCCATCACGCTGCGCAGTGCCCGCAAGACCACCAACATCGTCGAGTTTCTGGAAGACTCCCTCAAGGAAGTCGAAAAGATGCGGTACGAGGTCTGTGAAAAGACCGACACCCCGCTTCAGAACATCATCGACGAGATCGTCGCGGTTTATCTGTCCACCCTGTACAAATTGAGGTTCTTGGCATGAGCATTGAAGTCGCATCCATGAGCCAGTTCGGGCGCACGGAGCCTTTTGGGCTTCAGGTTGCCCGTGGGCAGATTCCGTACCACCAGTCGATTCAGATTTTTGGATACAACCCGGACGTGGACACGACCGAAGAATCGGTGTGGCCCGATGGTGGCGTGGTGCCTCACCCAACGGTGGCATCCGTCCTGAAGGTCAGTTCAACAAGCGTCAGCGACACCTCCGCAGGGACCGGTGCCCGCACGGTGTTCATCGGCGGTTTGGACGGCAACTACAACGTGATCGGTGAAACCATCACGCTCAACGGTCAGACCGAGGTCAACACCACCAAGTCGTACCTGTACGTCAACGAGTTTTACGTGCTCACGGTCGGTACTGACGGGCACAACGTCGGAACTATCAACGCTGGCACCGGCACTGTGACTGCGGGCGTTCCTGCGGTTCTGTACGACCTGATCGCACCGACCTACAACACCCGCACCACCGCGCATTACTGTGTTCCCGTGGGTTACACGGCCTACATGGTCGAGGGGATCATCACCACGGGTCAGCCTTCCGGCAGTTCTGCTGTGACCGGCTACCTCAAGCAGCACGGCACGGATGGCATCTTGCGTGTTGGGGCCGTGGCAACCCTGAACAACGGGTCCGTGCAGTACGATTTCAACCCGGCGTACAGAATCCCGGAAAAGAACTGTGTAGGTGCCACAGCCATCGGGTCCGCAGGCAACAACGCTGTCAGCACCTTCTTTAACATCATACTGGTCAAAAACGTAGGGTAATGATTACAATACCCGCATAAGGAGCCGAAATGGAACTCTTGAACCCTCTTGCCAAAGCCGATTTTCCGGCTCAAACCGCCTCATACACGGGCACCGCAGGCTCTACGACTGGATGGAACGCTGGTCCCGAGGGCGTGATGGTCTGGTCTGACCAGCCCTGCTACATCGAGGTTGGTGAAGGTGCTACGGCAACGACTGCCAGCACCCCGATCCCCGCCTACACCCCGATTCCATTTAAGGTGCCCGTTGGCACCAGCGGCGTCTGGCGTGTGAGCGCCATCCAAGTGTCTTCTGGCGGCACGGTTTACACCAAGCCGATCAACACAAAATGAGCTTCCTCGCTGCCCGCAACGCCATCGGCATCGGGCTGGGTGGCATTCTTTCCCTTTTTGGTGGCCGAGGGTCTGAACAGGCTCTTGGCAACCTTCTCTGCGAAAATGGCGACAACCTCGTGCAAGAGGACGGTGGCCTGATCCTGCTGGAGTAATCAGATGTCCGTCAGTCTATCCCCTATCGGTGGTGCCGGTTGGCAATTTTTCGACAACAACGGTGTTCCGTTGTCCGGTGGAAAACTGTACACCTACGAAGCCGGTACAACCACGGCTGAACCCACGTTCACCAGTTCGTCGGGCGGCACCGCTCACACAAATCCAATTGTTTTGGATTCTGCGGGTCGCCTTTCGGGCAGCGACGAGGTGTGGCTTACAAATGGTCAAGCGTACAAATTTGTACTGAAAACCAGCACTGATGTGCAATTGTGGAGTGCCGACAATGTTTCCGGCATTAACGATTTCAGCAGTTTGCAACCCATCATCTACAACTCCAATGGTGACGGAGTTACGGTTGCATTTACTCTTGCCAGCGCACCTTCAAATGAAAATACGACAAACGTGTATGTGAACGGTGTTTACCAGCAAAAGAACACATATTCCGTAGCGGGTGTGACGTTGACGTTCTCAGAGGCACCGCCACTGACTTCCACAATCGAAGTGTCGTATTTTTAAGGATTGAAAATGGCAGATTTGAAAATTTCCCAACTCTCGTCTGCAACGGCGCTTGCTGGCACAGAGGTCGTTCCCGTTGTCCAAGGTGGTACGACAAAAAAGGCAACGATTGATCAAATTCTCGCGCCTGCTTCTGGCAAAGGTATCAACTTTTCTGCGGCAGGTGGTGATACTTTAACAATGTACGACGAGGGTACGTGGACACCCGTTGTTGCTGGCAGCACGTCTGCTGGAACAGCCACGTATTCTGTTCAAAATGGTCGCTACACTCGAATTGGTCGACAAGTGTTTATTGAGTGCACAATCTCATGGAGTGCGGGCACTGGTACTGGCAACATGCGAATTACCGGCTTGCCATTCACTGCCGCCAATTCCGCGACAAACCCGTCGTTAAGCATCGGTCTTGCTGACTTTTACGCTGTGTCTGCACTCAACGTCCTGACTGCAATTGTCGTTGGCAACACGACACGAATTGAGTTGTATCAATACCCAGTTGGTGGCGGTGCTGCGAACAACGCAGCATATGACGCAACGGCGCTTTTGTCGATTTCCGGTTCGTATACGGTCTAAGGGGACAACATGGCTCTGACCAAAGTTAGCTACTCCATGATCACTGGTGCACCATTCAATGTTTTGGACTATGGTGCCGTTGGTGACGGGGTGACAAATGATGCACCCGCAATTCAAGATGCAATTGACGCAGCCGAGGTGTTGGGTGGTGTTGTGTATTTGCCTGCAAACACTTATCTGATGTCAGCAGGCGTCACGGTTCCATCGAATGTGTCGATTCAGGGTGACGGCGTTGTTTCTGAACTGAAGCGCGATGTTGCAGCAACGCCGTTTGACTTCATCACAATCGAAAATGGTGCGACCCACATCGGACTGTACGACTTCTACATCAACGGTGTTGCCAAACTCGACAACGGCACCGTATCCAATCGCTACTGTGGCATCCGTGTGTGGGCAAACGGCGGTGACCGCCCCAACGACATTGAAATTGTTGGCGTTCACGTTGACAAAACAACCAGTGGTGAAATCCAAGCAGAAGGTAACCGTGCTGCCGTATTGCTGGAGGATTGTTACGACATTCGCATGAGTCGATGCAAGTTTTACGACAACCGTGCTACGGCTATCCTGATCACGGTTGAATACGGTCAAACCGCAATCAACACTGAACGAGTGCAGATTGAACAGTGCTATGGTATTGGCGAGGTTGCGCCCTTCGATCCAGATTTTCCGAATGGGTTTGGCTCTTTCATCAGCGGTAACAGTCATCAAGATGTGCTTGTCAGCGGCTGTTATGTTGACGGTTTTGGGTTTAGCAACATCAGCATGAACGGACCTCGTTCCACGGTTGAGAATTGCATCAGCGTCAACAGCAATTACGCAGGTATCAACCTTGGTCACGCCACTCCCGGCGAACAATGTGATCAGAGTGTGGTTGTTGGGAACAGCACCAAAAACAACAAGTTTGGAGGTATCGTGATCACGGCCAGTTCGGACGTGGTTGTGTCCAGCAACGTCAGTTTGGAAGACGGTACTGCTGGCGCATGGGGCTCCATTACTGTCCTGTACAACAGCGACTACGATGTTGGCGAAACAACGAATGTCACGATTGCGAACAACCAGATCGTAAGCAGCAAGTACCTCGGAATTTATTCTCGCGCTGGCTCAAAAATTCACATCGTTGGCAACATGATCGCCGATTCCACATCCAGTGGTGTGCTGGTGACAAGTCAAAAAGTTGGCGAGGTTACGGATGTTTATCTGTCCGACAACGTGCTGATTGACAACGGTGGTACGGGCAATGCTGGTGTGCAAGTCTCAATCCCGACCGGAGGTGGTTACGGATCGGTGTTGGCAATCGTAAAAGACAACTTCTTTTACAGCAGTGACATCGCTACAAAACAGCGTTGGGGCATTGTTTCATCTGGTGACACCACCGCCGTTGTTCAAGTCAACAACAACTGGTTCAGCAGTGGGTACAACACATCAAACATCAATAAAACTGGTTCAACGCATGAATATGCCCTGAACCAAATCGATAGTTCCAGCTTGTCCAACGCCAACATCGGGAATGCCCCGGGTGTGTCTGGTGGCGCATTCACGACGGTCGCCCGAAACGCAATTGTGGTGACTGCGGCCAACATCGGCATGATGGTGTTTGACACCACTCTTGGCAAACCCGTCTGGTTGAAAAACAATTCGCCTTTGACTTGGGTTGACGGCGCAGGCACTACTGTTTAATTCCATCTTGACAAGCGCCTTCTTAGCGCATAATCTGAGAACTGTACCGGCCCAGTAGACCGGGGTTCCAATGGAACATGAAATGACTGATGAAGTCCAAAACCTAGCGGAAGTAGACTCCGCGCCAGCCCCCGAGGTGACGGCCACCACGGATCAGGCACAAAACGCGCCGGAAGTCGCTGACCAAAGCAACGAGCAACCCGAGGAGAAGAAGTTCTCTCAGGCCGAACTCGATGCAATGATCGGCAAGCGCCTCGCAAGAGAGCAACGTAAGTGGGAACGTGAGCAGCAAGCCAAGCAAGCAGAAATGCAAGCGCGGCAGTCGGTGCCAGCAGAGCTACCGCCCGCTGACCAGTTTGAGTCCCCTGAAGCCTATGCGGAAGCACTGGCCGTCAGGAAAGCTGAAGAACTGATCGCGCAGCGTGAACTCCAAAAGCAACGCGCTCAGATTGAGGACGCCTACGCAGAGCGTGAGGAAGAAGCCCGTGGTAAGTACGACGACTTCGAGCAAGTCGCCTACAACCCGAACCTTCGAGTCACCGACGTGATGGCCGAGACAATCAAAGCGTCCGACATCGGACCTGATCTGGCCTACTGGCTGGGCAGCAATCCGAAAGAAGCTGATCGCATCTCGCGTCTGTCGCCGCTCCTGCAAGCGCGTGAAATTGGGAAGATCGAAGCCAAACTTGGTGCCGAGCCTCCTCAAAAGAAAACAACGTCTGCGCCAGCACCGATCAAGCCGGTGACTGCCCGTGCAACGAACCCCGGTGTCACTGACACCACTGACCCGCGATCTACCCAAGGTATGAGCGTGTCAGAATGGATCGCAGCCGAGCGTCAACGACAAATCGCCAAAGCACAGGCACTCCGCAACCGTTAAATAGGAAATCATCATGGCAAACAGCCTTCTTACCATTGACATGATCACGCGCAAATCTCTGGAGATTCTGGAGAACAACCTCGTGATCACCCGCAACGTGAACCGCCAGTACGACGACAGCTTTGCTGTTGAAGGTGCAAAGATCGGTTCGACCCTGCGTATCCGCCTGCCCGACCGCGCTCTGGTGACTGACGGTGCCGCCCTGCAAGCACAGGACGACAACGAGCAGTACACGACCCTGACCGTGGCCTCGCAGAAGCACGTTGGCATCAACTTCACCTCTGCCGAATTGACCATGCAGTTGGACGACTTTGCAGAGCGCGTTCTGAAGCCTCGTATCAGCCAGTTGGCATCCACCGTGGACGCCGATGTTGCCAACGCATTCAAGCAGATCGGCAACAGCGTCGGTACCCCCGGCACCACGCCCGCCACCGCTCTGGTGATGCTGCAAGCCCAGCAGAAGCTGAACGAAAACGCTGCCACCATGTCGCCGCGCTACCTGACCGTGAACCCCGCCGCCAACGCTGCGCTGGTCAACGGCCTGTCCGGCTTCTTCAACCCTCAAGACGTGATCTCCCGCCAGTTCAAGAACGGCATGATGGGTGAGCAGGTTCTGGGCTACGACGAAGTGAACATGAGCCAGTCGATCAAGTCGTTCACCACCGGTTCGCGTACCGCTACTGGCGGCACCCTGTCGGCCGCTGTGACCAGCGAAGGCGCTACTACCATCGCCATCACTGGTGCTGGCAACGCTGGCACCATCAAGATCGGTGACGTGTTCACCGTGGCTGACTGCTACGCTGTCAACCCCCAGACCCGTGAGTCCACCGGTTCGCTGTTTCAGTTCGTCGCTACCGCTGACGTGACTCTGGACAGTTCTGGTGCCGGTAACATCACCGTTGCCCCGATCTACTCGGCAAGCAATGCTCTGGCTACCGTCAACAGCCTGCCCGGTTCCGGCAAGGCCGTCGTGTTCGTGGGTGCTGCTTCGACGACCTACGCTCAGAACATCGCTTACCACCGTGACGCCATCGCGTTCGCCACTGCTGACCTGTTGCTGCCCCAAGGCGTTGACATGGCCAGCCGTGCCGTTCACAACGGCATCAGCCTGCGTGTGGTTCGCCAGTACGACATCAACAACGACCGCATGCCTTGCCGTGTTGACGTTCTGTACGGCTACAACACGATCCGTCCTCAGATGGGCTGCCGTGTTTGGGGCTAATCTGAACCGAGGGGCTTCGGCCCCTCTTTTCTGAAACTTATTTTCAAAGGAAACTATCATGGCTCTCCCTAACGGTGCAGGCGGTTACCAACTCGGCGACGGTAACCTGAACGAAATCACCATCGGCTACTCTGCCGCTCCTCAAACCGCTACCTCCACTGCCACTCTGACTGCTGCTCAGATCACTGGCAATCTGTTGGTCGCCAACCCCAGCACTTCTGCTGCCACCTACACGCTGCCTACCGCTTCTGCTATCGACGCAGTTGTGACCAGCGCCAAAGTCGGCAGCACGTTCCTGCTGAACATCGTCAACACTGGCACGTCTTCGGGCACTGTCACGCTGTCGATGGGCACCGGCATCACTGACGGCGGCAACGCTGCTGTGGCCGTGGCCGTCACTTCCAGCGCCGCATTCCTGTTCCGCAAGACAGGTGATGCAGCTTGGACTGTGTACAAAGTCGCCTAATTTCAGGCAACTCGTGAAACGGGGCTTCGGCCCCGTTTCCATATGGAGAATCACATGAACGTCGTACTCGTACACCCAATCCACGGTGCCAAAGTTGCCATCAACGAACTGGAGATGGAACAAGATGTCAAAAACGGCTGGACGGAGTACAATCCTGACACGCCCGCCGAGGTGGCACTGAAAGCAGACAAGCCTGTGCGCAACAAGCTGTCCCGCAAAGTGACCGAACAACCCATCGAACAGCCCAACGAAGTCCCTTCCTTTTTGACTTCGGCAAGCGACGAATCCGAAGGAAGCTGAAATGGCAACGACCGCTGGCGATCAAATTAACCGGGCACTGCGCCTGCTTGGCGTATTGGCCGAGGGTGAAACTCCGTCAGCGGCGACCAGTCAAGACGCCCTTCTTGCGTTTGACCAGATGGTCGATTCGTGGAACACCGAGCGGCTGTCTGTGTTCTGCACCCAAGACCAAATCTTCAACTGGCCTTCGGGCGAAATCAAGCGCACCCTCGGCCCCACTGGCGATTTCGTGGGCAACCGCCCCGTGCTGCTGGACACTGCCACCTACTACATTGCCCCCAGCGGCGTGTCGTATGGCATCAAGTTCATCAACCAAGACCAGTACGACGGCATCGCTGTCAAGACGGCCACTTCCACGTTCCCGCAGGTGATCTTTGTCAACGAGACATACCCCAACGTGGAAATGTACGTCTACCCTCGGCCTACGCAGACCTTGGAGTGGCACTTCATCTCGGTGCAGGAACTGTCTCAGCCTGCCACACTGGCGACCGAGTTGCACTTCCCACCGGGTTACATGCGGGCCTTCACCTACAACTTGGCGATGGAGATCGCCCCTGAGTTTGGTGTCGAGCCATCACCACAGGTCCAGCGCATCGCCATGACCAGCAAGCGCAACTTGAAGCGCATCAACAACCCGAACGACATCATGTCCATGCCCTACGGCATCGTGGCAAACCGTCAGCGGTACAACATTTACGCCGGTAACTTCTGATGAAGACTCCGATCCTTGGCTCCGCTTACGTTGCCCGCAGTGTCAATGCTGCGGACAATCGCATGATCAACTTGTTCCCCGAGATCATTCCCGAGGGGGGCAAAGAGCCTGCGTTCCTAAACCGCGCACCCGGCCTCAAGCTAAAGGTGTCGGTGGGCCTTGGGCCGATCCGTGGCATGTGGGAGTTCAACGGCAATCTGTACGTGGTCAGCCGCAACAAGCTGTACAAGGTGGACTCCACCTATGCTGTGACCGAACTGGGCACCGTGGCGGGCACCAGCGGTCCAGTAAGCATGGCCGACAACGGCACCCAGTTGTTCGTGGCCTGCAACGGCCCCAGCTTCATCTACAACGCCTCGACGAGTGCGTTTGCTCAGATCACGGACAGTGACTTTCCCGGCGCTGTTACGGTGGCCTACCTCGATGGTTACTTCGTGTTCAACGAACCGAACAGCCAGAAAATCTGGGTGACCAGCTTGCTGGACGGCTTGAGCGTGGACCCGCTGGATTTTGCCAGCGCCGAAGGGTCGCCCGACGGCGTGGTCGGTATCATCGCAGACCACCGGGAAATCTGGGTGTTCGGCACCAACTCGGTCGAGGTTTGGTACAACAGCGGCAACGCTGATTTCCCCCTGTCGCGCATCCAAGGCGCGTACAACGAACTGGGATGCGCTGCCGCATATTCAGTTGCCAAGATGGACAACGGTCTGTTTTGGTTGGGTAAGGATGCCCGGGGTCAGGGCATTGTCTACCGGGCCAACGGCTACACCGGCCAGCGCATTTCGACCCATGCTGTCGAGTGGCAGATTCAGCAATACGAGAACATGTCGGACGCCATCGGGTACACGTACCAACAGGACGGTCACAGCTTCTACGTACTCATTTTCCCAAATGCCGACCGCACTTGGGTGTACGACGTGGCAACCCAAGCGTGGCATGAGCGGGCCGGGTTCGACAATGGCGACTTCACCCGTCACCGCAGCAACTGTCAAGCCTTTTTCCAAGGTGAAGTGCTGGTGGGCGACTACCAAAACGCCAACGTCTACTCGTTTGACCTTGATGATTACTCGGACAACGGCAGCATCCAAAAATGGTTGCGGTCGTGGCGGGCGCTGCCCACTGGTCAAAACAACCTCAAGCGCACCGCGCAACATAGCCTCCAGCTTGACTGCGAAACCGGTGTGGGATTGAACCTTGGTCAAGGCAGCGACCCGCAAGTCATGCTGCGCTGGTCCGACGATGGTGGGCACACATGGTCCAATGAGCACTGGGTCAGCATCGGCAAGATTGGTGAGTACTATCGCCGCGCCATCTGGCGTCGCTTGGGTATGACCATGAAGCTGCGCGACCGGGTATATGAACTTTCGGGCACTGACCCCGTGAAGATCGCCATCGTGGGTGCGGAACTGCTCGTGAGTCCAACGAATGCCTAATCCGATCAACGTACCCATCACGCCGCCACGGGTCGCGTTTATCGACCCGCGCTCTAACACAGTCTCGCGTGAGTGGTACCTGTTCTTTTTGTCCTTGTTTCAGTCACAAGGTGGCAGCAGCATTTCGCTTGACGATGTGCAAAAAGGCCCGCCGACGCTGACGGTTGACGAGATCAACCACATCGTCAACAAGGCCAGCGAGAACCTTGCACCCTCGCAGGATGGTCTGCTGGCGCAGATCGCTGAGTTGCAAAAAGAGGTACTGGGGCTGCAATCGGCCCCGTCGCAAAATGATCTGCTGGCGCAGATTGCCGAGTTGCAAAAAGAAATCCAAGCATTACAGGTCGCCCCACAATTCGATGTTGGTGTGGTCACTGCTGCGATTGCTGGCCTGAGTTCAGCCCCGGCAACCAAGACGGCCGACTTCACAGTCGCCGACAATGAGACTTGGTTGATCAACAACAAATCCGGTTCGACCTGCACCGCGACGTTGCCCAGCGCCAGCAGCTACACAGGTCGGGTCTTGCATTTTCAGAATTACCAAGCCCAGACCCTTGTGTCAGCTTCGAGTAACGTGGTGCCGCTGGCTGGCGGGTCTGCGACGACCGCCATATTGCAAGCCGTGGCCGGTGCAAATGCCACCTTGGTTTCCGATGGCACAAATTGGATAATGACGCAATACGATTCCAACAATTCGTTGGAACTGGAATAAGGAGTTCAACATGACAGTCACCGTCAAAGTTCTGGTCCCGGCAAAAACTGTCGAGAACGCCCAGACAACCCAGTACACGGCCACAAACGTGACCACCATCATCGACAAGTTCACGGCGACCAATTACAGCGCCACGGCTGCGACAATCTCGGTCAACTTGGTGACCACCGCTGGCTCCGCTGGCAACGCCAACTTGATCACCAAGACCAAGACGCTTCAGCCGTCCGAGGTCTACACGTTCCCGGAACTGGTGGGTCAGGTCTTGGGGAATGGCGACTTCATCAGTACAATCGCAGGAACCGCCAGCGCCATCAACATGCGCGTCAGCGGACGCGAAGTGACGCAATAAGGAGCGCAACATGGGACTTCTCAGCACATTGGGTACTATCGGTGGTAGCCTTTTCGGTGGCCCCGTCGGAGGTGCCATTGGTGGTGCGCTTGGTGGATTGGTCGAAGGTAACGAAACAGCAGATGCCGCAAAAGCAGCCGCTGCTCAAACCGGTGCCGCTTCGCAAGCGGCTATCGACCTTCAGCGCCGAATGTATGAGGAAGGTGTTGCCCGTCAACAACCGTGGCTCAAAGCAGGCGAACAGGCGCTCAACAAATTGATTCCGTTGAGCGATTATCAGACCTTCGGCATGAATCAATTTCAAGCCGATCCGGGTTACGGGTTCCGCATGTCCGAGGGCATGAAGGCACTGGAGCGGTCGGCTGCGGCCCGTGGTGGCCTGCTCTCGGGTGCTACGCTCAAAGGCATCCAACGATTTGGTCAAGACCTTGGCTCTCAGGAGTACCAGAATGCTTTCAATCGGTATCAAACCGAGCGCGCCGCACGTATTCAACCGTTGCAGTCCCTCGCAGGGATTGGTCAAACGACTGCGAACACGCTTGGCTCGGCGGGTACAAGTTATGGTCAAAATGTCGGTAACGCTCTTTTGAACCAAGCGTACACCGCAGGAAATGCTGGAATTGCCGCAGCAAACGCTCGTCAATCCATGTACGGCAATATTGGAAGCGCTTTGGGTCAAGTAACGCCGGGTCAATGGTCTAGCGCCGGAAATGCGTTGAGCAACTGGTATAGCAATCTTGGTAACACAAACGTGCCCGGTGGGAGTAGCTGGGGTATGGACTTGGGTCAAGGATAAGGAACGACCATGCCAGAACTTAATTTCAACGCATTGGCTTCTCAAGGTCCGCAAGGCGTCTTTCAAGGATACATGCAAGGCCAGCAACTGCGCAACCAGATGGCGGCGCAGGAGCAACAACGTCAGCTTGCTGACTTGCAATTGCAAAACGCGCTGCGTGAGCAACGCATGGCTGGCGAGGAGGAAGCTGCGTACAAGGCCGCTGGTAACGACATGGCTCGATTGCAGACCGAGTTGTTTCAGCGCGGGCTGGGCAAGCAAGGTCTGGCGGTTGGCGCTCAGATGACCAAGCAACGTGCGGATCAACTGAAGATGCACAAAGATACTGTCGAGTTGACCAAAACGGCGGCGCAGCAGGTAATGGCTAACCCTGAAAAGGCAGCGCAGATTCTGTCGTCGTTCGGTCAACGGTTTGGCATCGACATGAACGACGATTTGGCTCAAATTCAGCAGCTTGGTGGCAACCCGGACGCCATTCGCCAATGGGCCGCAGGTGTTGCTGTGCAAGCTGATAAATTGTTGCCTCAATTTGAAACTATGAATCTTGGCGGCGGCGTTGCTCGGCAAGGGTACAGTCGAATTACAGGCGCTCCAATTTCGCAAGGTACGTTTACGCCCAATGTGCCGTTGCCTGCTGATGTCGAGGCTCAAAAGTCTCGCATCGCCAAGGCCGGTGCCACCAACGTCAATGTGAGCACCGAGAAGAAGTACGGTGAGCGTTTTGGTGGCCTGATCGCCGATCAGGATGCCGCCAAGCTGGTCGCTGCCGAGAAGGCACCGGAAGCCGCAGCCACGGCTGATCGGGTCATGGACTTGATTTCCACCGGCAAGGTCATCACTGGCACCGGTGCCAACGCCCGGTTGCAGCTTGCCAAGGCGCTCAATCTGGCCGGTGGTACCGACTCGGAGAAGATCAAAAACACCGAAGTGTTGGTGTCCTCGCTGGCCGAAACAACGCTGGGTGCAATCAAGTCGTCCAACCTCGGCGCGGGTCAAGGCTTCACCAACGCCGACCGAGATTTCTTGGAAAAGGCCAAAGCTGGTCAACTCAGCTACGACGCAAAGTCGCTGTCTGAACTGGCCCGTCTGTCGCGCCTCGCGGCTGAAAAGAGCGCCGAGTCGTGGAACTCTCGCGTCAAGCAAATCCCGGCCGCTGCCCTCGAAGGTACCGGCATCACCACCGAACCTATCGTGGTGCCCAAGCGCCAACCCGGTGCTGGTGCAAGCACGGCCAACATCCCCGCTGCCGCGATTCAGGCGCTGCGGGCTGGTCAAGGTACTGCCGAGCAGTTCGACGCAGTGTTTGGTGCTGGTGCAGCAGCCAAAGCCCTCAAGGGGAAGTAAATGGCAGAAAACCCGTTTGCCCAGTTTGCCGCTCAACCGCAGGCACCTGTTGCCAATCCGTTTGAGCAGTTTGCTCCTGCTGCTTCCACTGGTGGCATCCCCGGGCCGCGCCGCAGCTATTCGCTGGCCGAAGTGCCCGTGGAGGCCGTCAAGAACGTGCCTGAGAGTGCAGGGCGCTTCGTCGGTGGTGTTTTGCAAGCTGTGACCAGCCCGATTGAGACTTTCAAAAACACTTTTCAATTACTCGGTGGCGCTGCTTATGCAGCCATGCCACAGAAGGCGCAGGACTGGCTGATCAGTGTTGCCCATGACCCCGAAAAGGTCAAACAGTCGATTGCAATGGCGCGGGCTGTGGGTGGGCAATACGCTGACCGCTACGGTAGCTATGAAGGGATCAAGCGCACAATTGCCGAAGACCCTGTGGGTGCTGCTGCTGACCTGTCCACGCTGCTCAGTGGCGGCGGTGCTGCCGCGACCAAGTTGGGTGCCACGCAGACTGGTGCCGCGCTGTCCAAGGCCGGTACCGCGATCAACCCGATGCGCCCCATCGCCCCAATCATCGAAGCCCCTTTCAAGCTGGCGGCAAAGGGTGCCGGTGCCGTCTACAACGCTCTCGACCCCAAGTCGGCAGCGTACCTGACGGCCGTGGAGGGTCGTGGCCCCGAAGTGCTCAACGCCCTGCGCCAGCCGTCCGAGATTGTCCCGGGAAGTCTACCCACGGCTGCGGAAGCCGCTGCGCCAGCCGGGGCCACCCGATTCTCGGCAATGGGTGCATCTGCCGCCAAGACCACCCCGACCCCGTTCTATGAGCGAGCCGAGGCACAGAAGGCCGCGCAGCTTGCTGCCGTGCAGCAGGTCGGCAAGACCCCTGCCGAACTCAAGGCCGCAGAAGCTGCCCGCAAGACGACGGCCGGTCAACTCTACGGCATTTCCGACAAGGCGATGGTGGCCGCAGATGATGCGTTTGCCTCGCTGCTGGATCGCCCCTCAATGGACAAGGTGATCGCCCGCGCTGCTGATTTGGCTGCGGAAAAAGGCCAGCCGTTCCAGATCGGTCAGAACCGCCCAGCCCAAGTTGTGCCGTCCAGCATTGTTGATGAAGCCGGTCGCCCAATGGGTCAGACTGTGATCCCGGGCGAAGTGGCCCAATATCCCGGCAGCAGCCTTCACGCCATGAAGATGGCCTTCGATGACCTGATCAAGAACCCCGAGCGGTTCGGTATCGGTGCTGCCGAGGTTGGTGCAATCAAGGGCACCCGGTCGCAGTTCCTCAACTGGGTCGAGGACAAGGCTCCCGCCTACAAGACGGCCCGGGAAACCTTTGCCGCCCAGAGCAAGCCGATCAACCAGATGCAAGTCGGTCAGTTCCTTGAAGGCAAACTCAAGCCTGCACTGGGCGAGGAAACCGCCCGCCTGCGGGCCGCTGGGTACGCTGGTGCGCTGGAAAGCGCCCCGGGCACCATCAAGCGGGCCACCGGCGAATCGCGCTTCGATGCGCTGTCTGACGTGCTGACCCCCGAGCAGATCAAGATCGTCGAGGATGTCCGCGCCGATCTGGCCCGTGCTCGTCAAACCGAAGCGCAGGCCGCTGCTGCTCGAGGTGCTGGCCCTGACGTGAACCTGATGGGCACCGAGGTCATGGGTAGCGTTCGCGCTCCCAACTTCATCAACAACGTGACCACGGTCGCCAACGATCTGCTGCGCCGGATGCAGGGCAAACTGGACCAGAAGCTGGCAATCGAGTTGGCCGCTGAAATGTTGGACCCTGCCTCGGCCGCTGCTGCACTTGAAAAAGCAATGGCGCGTCAGGCCAAAGGTCAGAAGTTGGCAGACCCTTTCCAGAAAACCGGCAAAGCTGCATCAAAAGCCTTGCGCACCCCTGCTGCTGTGAACATGCTTGCTCCGGCCGCTGAAATTCAAAACTCGCTTGTTACGGAGTAAGCAATGGCGTTCGACGAAACGAACTTTGACCCAGTGAAATATGGTGTGCTTTGGGAACGAGTGCAGGTGATGGACAAGAAAATGGACAAGATGGAAGCCCAAATTGACCAGCTTCTTGAACTCGCCAACAAGTCCAAAGGTGGCTTCTGGATGGGCATGACCATCGCATCTGGTGTCGGCGGCATGATCGGCTGGATCACCAGCCATTGGAAGCCCTGACATGTTCAGCCTCGGCCCCCGCTCAAAGATGCGTCTTCAAGGGGTCCACCCGGACCTCGTGAAAGTTGTCGAGCGGGCCATCCAGATCACCACGGTTGACTTTACCGTCCTCGAAGGTGTCCGCGATCCCCAGCGCCAGCGCACACTGGTGGAATCCGGGGCCAGTCAAACCATGAACTCTCGGCACATCCCGGGTGCCGACGGGTTTGCCAAAGCCGTGGACCTTGGTGCTTGGGTGGACGATCAGGTTGACTGGTCATGGCCCCTGTACAACAAGATTGCTGCGGCGATGAAGGAAGCGGCCAAGCAGGTCAAAGTCCCAATCGAGTGGGGTGGTGACTGGAAGACCTTCAAAGATGGCCCACATTTCCAACTGTCCCGCAAGGAGTACCCCTGATGGACCCATTGACCATCCTCGCAGCCCTTGGCCCGCTGGCTGTCGACTTAGGGAAATCCCTGATCGGACGATTCATTCAGACCGACACCTACAAGCCGGTGAATGTGGACGATTACGTCAAAATGCGCCAACTCGATCTGGACATGTTCAAGGCCATGAACGATGCAGGGGGCACCAATCCCTCATACCCGTGGGTTGAGGCTGCTGTGCGCCTGATGCGCCCTGCTGTTGGGATCATTGTGCTGGGCACTTGGGCATACATGAAGTTGAACAACATCCCCAGCGAGTCGGTAGACAACTTTGCCGGGGCTGTCGGGTTCTATCTGTTCGGGGATCGCACCCTGTTCTACGCCCGCAAGAGCAAATAAAGCACTGGCACCCAGATCAACCAGCCAAGGATTGCCAGCAGCATCCATTTCGCCAGCGCCTTGAGTTGCCGGTTGATGTATGGCACAAAAACCGGCTCCGGGTGCTTCGGGTATCGTTGACCCACCTTGGCAACTCTGACCGGGCAATCGCGCCCCTGTCGGCAATCTCCGTATTCGTCGCAGCAGTTCATACAGTCCACTCCTGAATTGTTGGCAGTCGAGTCATCCGTTTGTTGCGGAACTGATCACGGGCAAACTCCAGCGCCCGCTCCATGTCTTTGATGGTGATCACGTCCATCTGGGCATCGTGCAGTTCCATGAGCAACTGAAGCGATTTGATCTGCTCGGCGGTGGGTACAAACCGCTTGGTGTCCACGGCGCGGTGAATGATGTTCAACAGCGCCTCGCGCCCGTCAATCCCCACATCCTTGTACTCTGACCCAAAGCCGAGTTGATACAGGGCTTCCACGATGTTGGACATTGCGATCAACGTGTCAATGTCAGCCTTGACCGCTGTGCCGCGCATGAGCGCCACCATCGCCCCGCTGTTTTTGATCTTGAGGTCGATCAAATAGCTTTCGTGAGCCGCCACAGGCTTGAGCGATTCGGTGACATACCCAATGAGGTCAAGCCGCACACCCTTGGGGCGGTACTTGCTGCGCTTTCTCATGCCGCCCTCCATTGCAGTCCAAGGTTGAACACGCTGTTCATGGTGGTGCGCGACCTGAGTCGTGCGTAATATTCCCGCTTGACCTTGAGTTGGTCAGCCTTGGGCTTCTTTGCATCGGGCTTGTCACCCATCGCATAGACGGCCCGGGGATACTTGCGGGCACCATCGTGATCGTTGATGTACCGCACGACATGGATGCGCTTGATTCCAGCCTTGGTTCGCTTGCTCATGCGGTTCAGTACAGCATGGGCATCGTACCGGGTGATTCCCAGATACTCGGCCAACTCCATCGCAGTGATCTCGCCAAACTCGACAATGGCGGCAGTGGTATCAATGACCCGCTGCCCACGGTTCAATGTCCCCACGTTTACTCCTCAGTGGCTTTGTGCAGATAGGCCGTCAGGCGCTTGATCTGCGCCTCGCGGTATTTGCACATGGAGTCGGCATATTCACGCGCTGTTTGGGCTTCCAGCAGCCTGCGCTTGCTGTCCTCCAACTCGCGCAGCGCCAGCACCTCGGCGCTTGGTGTGGTGTACACATTCTTCACCCAGTTGACAATTTCGTTGATCATTACAGTTACTCCAGTGGTTGATGTGTCACAAGTGTATCACACTTTCAATAGAGTCCGTCAAGCACTGGTGGCTGATAATTTGGACCCTTGGCAATCTTGCCGTTGGTGTCACGAATTGGCTGGCCGTTCTCGTCAAACTTGGACCAGTTCGATGTGTTGACGCGCTCACAAGCGGCAGCGCCTTTCATGCCTGCGCAATACGCAGCACCGACACCGGTAACCACTTGATCGGCAACACCGTCGAGGAACTCTTTGCGGTCGATGATCTCGACAGCACTGAGTCCTTTTTTCAATCGGTTTGCGATCTGCGAGGTGACTGAATCAAATTCGTCGAGTAGCCTGATCATGATGACATCGACGCCCTCAAGGGTGCATGCCATTTCTTGAATCTCCTCGAAGTGGCATCCAAGCTGCACGTTGAAATCTTTGTCAGTGGGTTCAGGGCGGGCGCGTTTGTGCCAGAGTTCAATAGCTTCGATTGTCATGTTCATACTCCTTTGGATTGACGGTATTGCTTGACTGCATTACGTAGCCCAGCTTGGGTTGTGGCCTTCTCGTCGAGGGCCAGTGCTTGTGCTTGGTCAAGGGTACTTTGCATCAGGATGCGGTGGCACATGACCGGGGCACCTTGACCTTGGCGGCGCACCCGTGCGTTGAACTGCTCGTACAGGTCCAACGACCAGTTGAGGCCATACCACACGAGGATGTGGCCGTTCTTCTGGAGGCCGTCGATGCCGTGACCCATCGACGCAGGGTGGCCGATCATCAATTGGCAGTCGCCAGTCTTCCAGCGGTGCATGGCGTTGGTCAGTGACGCTTCGCTCTTGCACTCGGTCAGGTTGATCGGACGCAGGTCTTTGAACCGGGTCATGATCCGCTCGGCATCGCTGCGGTAGGCGTAGGCGCACAGAATCGGTGAGCCTTGGGCTTCGTCGATGATGTCCTCCAGCGCGTCCAGCTTCATGTCATGCACCGGCTCCCACAGCGGCATCCCTGCAATCGGGTACATGGCTCCGTTGGAGAACTGCAAGCACTTGTTGGTCAGAGCCGCTTGGTTGAACGCCTCAACCTCCTTGCCGCTGTCCAGCACCATGAAGAATTCCTTCTCCAGCCTGTCGTACTTGGCCCTCAACTCGTCGGGCATCTCGATCTCGATGTTGTTGACGATCAGGTCCGGCAGCGGGTTGTAGTCCTCGGCTGACATCTCCAGCGTGATGTCACCAATCAGTTTCTTGATGGTGTCCTCGGTGTCCTCGTAGGGCACCTCCTTGTACGGCCCGACCTTGCGGTAGAACCGGGTGCGGAAGGCCGTCTTGCTGGTGCCCAAACGCTCACCCCTGTCCACCACGAGGAATTGGCCGTGCAGGTCTTTGTAGCCGTTGCTGGCCGGGGTTCCGGTGAGGCCCGTGGTCCAGTCGAACTGATCAGCGATCTTGCGGAACGCTTTGACCCGGTTCGTTGCGCTGTTCTTCATCTTGCTGATCTCGTCCCAGACGATCCCATTGAAGGGCATCGGGCGATCCTTTTTGACGAAGTACGTTTGAAGTGTCTCAGCAAGCCAACCGAGGCAGTCATAGTTGATTAGGTACACGTCAGCAGGCCGCAGCAAAGCGCGAGTGCGCTGGTCTTTGGTGCCCGTCACCATGCTGAAACGCAAACCCTTTGTGTGTTCCCACTTTGCAGCTTCTTGACGCCATACCAATCGAATCACACGAATGGGTGCAACGATGACAACGCCTCTGAGAAACTTTGTGTTGATCAGATGTGCCAATGTCGTCAACGTAATCACTGTCTTCCCCAATCCCATATCCAGCCATAGCATAGAGTGCGGGTGAGTGCATTGAAAGTTGACGGCTTTCTTTTGATAGTCGTGCAATAAATCAGGAGTCAGCATGTCGAATCCACCTGTATCCTGCACACTTACCGTTGCGTCTGATTGCCGACCAAATAGCAGCAGTGGTGACATTCAGCATCTTGGCTGCATCCGCACCACTGCGAAACGACATGACAAGTTCACCGTTGTCGTCAACGGCGATCACCTTCAGTTCATGTGTAGCGCGGCGTCCATTGCTTTGGTATCCGTGTGCAATGTTTTCTGAATAAGTTGCCCACTCAAGGTTGTCGAGTCGGTTATCTTTTGGGTTGCCGTTCTTGTGATTCACAAGGGGCTTGTTTTCAGGGTTGTCGATGAAGGCTTGAGCAACCAAGCGATGCACGTACATGCTTTTCGGCTTCCCTTTGCCCCGGCACAAGGCAACAGTCAGATGACCTGTTGGGATGGAACCGGGTTTGAGGATTTGCGCTTTTCGGCGCACCTGACCCTCAGCGTTTACTTCGTACATGTCGAAGCCCGGGATGTCTCGCCACTCAGTCATACAGCCCCCATCACCATCACGTCAATCATCAATTTGCCTTCGGTCACGTTGTCGATGACGAACACGTTGACCATCTGCTGCCGAAGCCTGTCGTGCTCACGGTACTGCGCTGGCGTGGGCACTTGACCCTTGCGCTTGAACTCGCAAAACCACATGCGCCCATCGGGTCCGATGAACAGACGATCAGGCACAGCGGCGCGGGCGGGGCTGGTGAACTTGTACGCCAGCACACCCTTGGACTTGGCATAGTCGCAGACCTTGGCTTCAATCTGTTTTTCCAGCATTGCACTCTCCGTCCAGTCTGCGGTTTTCCAATTCGATCAGCAACTCGATGTAGTGCTTGGCCTTCTCCAAATCAGCGATGCCGTTCTTCTTTCGCCAGCGGCTGATGTACTTGATTACGTTCCCCTCGAAGTAACCAATCGCGTTGGCGTGGATGTATTCGACGGGTTGAATCGGCAGGTCTTTGTAATGGTTGCCCGCCACTTGCTTATCGAGTGCTGTCATCTTGCTGTTCCTTCTTGATGTTTTCAATAAACCGCTCCAGCGATTCCTTGGTGAAAACGTATTGCTCAGTGAACTTCGGCAAGTTTTTGAGCAGACATCGCGTTTCAACGCACCCACCGGCTTCCAACACCTTGGTGCTCAGGCTAGACCCAGACATAGCTTCTCCACTTCACGGACGTAGTAATCAAAGTCCACCGGCAGCTTGCCAGCGTCGCGGATGTCGTTGCATGGCTGGACACCCCAGCCACTCTCGACGCCGATCTTGCGCCACTCGTTCTTGCTTTTAAGCGGGGGCATCCACTTGAACAGTCGGCCACCGCCCTCGGCGATGTAGTAGCGCGTGATATTCTGCAACTGCTGGGGCGGCTGACCGTCCCACTCGATTGCCAGATAACTGCTGCGGGGCACCTTGGTGCGCAGCATGAAGTCCATGATCTCGGGCCACTGCTGCACGGTCTGCCGGATCGGCGCACCCTCGACCAGTACCTTCTCGGCCACCTTGGGGATCACAAGACCACCTGCGTTCTGGTGCCAACCAGTTTTCCATTCGTAGGCACCCTTGCGCTTGACGGTCGGGTCACCGGGCTTCACAAACGCCGGATCGAACACGCCGATGTAGTTGTTCACATCGCGGATCATCATGGCTTTGTAGATGGCTTCCTCAAGGTTCAGACCAGTGCGCTCCTGCCACGCCATGCGGGCCAAATCGACCAGCACCTTGTGGCTGCGTGGCACCAACACGGTCAGGCCGTCCGTATTCACTTGGATCAAGCGCAGCCCGGGGATCGTCATCAGCCCTTCGGCCAGCAGGCACAGCAGCAGTTGGCCGTTGAGCGTGATGGTCATGGTGTACAGCGGGTCGTAGAACACGCTGAACTGGTTGTTGCTGTCACCGTACACCCCGTTGAGCGCCAGCTTCAGCATCGCTGATTCTGCGGACTTCTTGGGGTACTGCTTGCGCTGCTCGAACAGGTGCTTGTAGATGCTGACAAACTCTTTGCCGAGATGGGCCGGGTGAAACCCATTCGTAATTGCCAAGTTTGGATAGTACGAAGTGACATCAAGGTCCACGATGACGTGTTCAGCGTCTGACTCGATGACCTCCGATTCGACGGAGCCGTGGATTCCTCCAAGACCAAAGACAAAAGTGAATCCATTGACGGTTGCGGTGAGGTCAGTGAAGACCCCTTTGGTTTCGGTGATTGATTGGGCCTTGAGCCACTGGAGCACCCGAGTGAACTCAGGCTGCTCGAAGTTAATCCACGGCAGGATTGCGTCCTTGAGGTGAATCACGGGGCGCTTGGTCTGCCGGGGTGTACGGCCCTTGTCGGAGAAGTCGTAGCACGACACACCGGCTTCTTCCAGCTTCATGACGAAGTAGTCTTTGCCGATCTTGGTGTCGTTGTGGTTCATGAAGTCGCGGGCGTACTTGCGCGTCAACTCCTCGCGGAAGTGGATCATGTCAAGGCTCTTGTGATAGAACGCCTTGGTCATGCTCACGTCATGCTGGTTGTACCGCTTGAGCACATCGACCTGCTCACGGGTGAGCGTGGTGCCCACCTTGAACGGCAAGTCCTCGATGCTGTCGGCCCGCATGTTGAACTCCAGCACCTTGAGGCTGGTGGCGCGGGCCTTGTTGTCGAAGTGGTGAATCTTGAACAGATCAAGCTGCGTGACGAATTGGTCGCTGGGCTTGACGAGGTGCATCCACTTGCTGCCATCTTCGTCCTGCGAGTTGATGATCGCCATCGCCTTTTGGTACAGCGTGTTGGCATCACTGTGACCCATGCGGATCAAGGTGTGAACAACAGGGTAGTCGAACCCGAGATTGTTGAAGCCCACCATGCGGGCATCAGTCTCTTTCAGGAACTGGAGGAACGCGACGATCTCACGGGAGTCGTTGCGCCAGTCGCTGATCTCGAACATCCAACGCAGCGGTGCGTCTGCGTGCTCCACCGCCAACGTGAAGACGTTGGGGTAGGTTTCGATGTCGAAAACATAGTCGTTACTCATTACGATTACCGGGTAGGTGGGGCCACTGGCCGGTCCCCCGGGAACCCCCAGAGGCAGTGGCCCCGATTCGATTACTGCTGACCTGTCATGAAGGGTGGCAGACCAACGGGAGCACCGGGAAACGGTGCAGCAGGCATCGCAGGCTGCTGACCCATGAACCCGGGCATACCGGCAGGCGCGAAGCCCGGGGCGGCAGCAGGAGCACCAGCCACAGCACCGAACAGGTTCGACGCATCGACAGCGCCTTCACCGAACGGGGTGTCATCACCAGCGAACTGCACGGCAATCAGGTCGCAGCGGATGCCACGGCCGTGCTTGTTCTCTTGCAGCCAAGGCTTGACGGCAGCGTTGACACGGCAACCACCGTACATCTTGCGGGCAAGCTGCTGGTAGGCCATTGTGTTGGCTGGGTCGATGGGAGCGCCATCGGCTTGGATCATCTGGGGCTGCGAGTCGCGGCCAGCGGTGATGAACACATGACCGGCGTAGCCGTCGTAGGGTTGGAAGGTCTTCTTGTTGACCTTCTCCTCACCACGGCCGTAGCAGCGCAGCTTGCGGTCAGCTTGGATCATGCCCATGACGGTCTGAGCGTGTTCCTTCCACTTCTCCAGCGCCATCACGCCGTAGCGTTGCATGAACTGGGCGAAGCCAGCGTGATCCTGCGGCATGATGAACTCGCAGTTGTACGAGATGCGCTCTTTGCCGGTCTGCTCGTTGACCTGCTTCTGGGGTTCAGCGAGGTGGGGGAAGGACAGACGGACGTTGGACAGGAAAATGATTTCAGACATGACGATTACCTTTCAGTGATTACGAGAGCCACGAGGGCAGGGATTCGGCAGCGGGTGCTGCCTCGACTGCGCTGAACATCGGCGCAGCGTTCGTGATGACAGCGGGGCGGCTGTCAGATTCAGGGGCCACGGTGAGTTTGCCAGCCAGCTTGCTGACGTACTCCTGATCCAGACGCTTCAACTGGCGGTCGGTGAGGGACACCTTGGTGCCGTCACGCTTCTCCCACGTCAGCTTCTCAGCCTTGGCGGGGGTCACCAGCTTGGTTTCATAGATCGCGGTCTTGGGGATGCCCATCTTCACCAGCTTCTCGGCCATCTCCTCCTCGGGCAGCGCCCAAGCACGAGAGCCACGACCGTGGACCAGCTTGAGGCCGGGGATGGGAGTGCCCGCTTCCAAACGACGCAGGGCTTCTTTTTCCACCGCTTCGAGGAGTTGGCGCATGAGGGGTGCGGCTTCCATGATCTGACGAATCTGCTGATTGTCCATAGTTGCCGGGTCTTTGTCGGCAGACTGCTGCGCGACATCGGTGACCGATAAGTTATCAGTCGGAGCGGTTGAGTTTACAGTGGGCTGGAACATGATTCCTACCTCCTTCATTACGTTACCTGCCAGCGCGGCGCAAGAGCCTTTGGCGCGGCAGAATTTACATTGACTTTCACCCGGGACAAGCGGTGCATCCGGTGCATCGGTTGCAGCAGCTTGCGTGATGATTGTACCGAGGTTGGTCAACATTTCACGCACTTCGCGGTCAGACGAAGTGATGGGTTTCATACCTTTCAGGGCCAGCTTGGGCTGGATGATGGTCATGCGGATCGTGTTGGCCGGATACTCGACGTTCACGGGCAGCTTGTAGCCTGCCAGCACCCCGTAGGCGTACTGCTCAAGCTGCATGTTGCCCTCGGCACTGACGACACCCATGCCGTCTTTGTAGTCGATCAACTCGATCCAGTCAGGACCGATGATTTGGCAGTCCACGGTGCCCGACAAGTCGGCACGACCCAGCAGGTGCTGCGGATCAACTTTCTCCTCGGAAATGACCTTGAACATGCCGTTCATGGACCGCTCACGAATGTAATCCACGGCAATCTTGACACGTTCGGCACGACTTTGATCGACGACGAATTCACCCTCGTGGTCTTCAAACTTGGCACCGACTTGTGTCATTGGATCAATGAACCGATTGTTCTGAATACAGTACTCAAGCAGCGTGTGCGAGTGTGTGCCATCGGCAGCAGCGGGGCCGCTACCGGTGTCAGGGTACTTGGCCTCCTCTCGAATGCTGCCGGGGCACAATGCCCAGCGGCTGCGCTTCGATGGGGACAGCTTGGCATGATCGCTCATGTCAAAACTTCCAAGTGATTGCTTTGACGGCCCACATCTGCGCTGTCTGCGCTTCAGTAATCGCGATGCTGCACATACGTGCAATCTCGGGGCTGCTGCTTGTCGAGTTGCGCAAGTCGTTCATACGATCGATCACTTTTGCAAACTCTGCTTTGCATTGAGCAACAGCGTCATCATTACTTGGATTAAAAGTCAGGCCAACGGCTTTTTGCCCGTAAGTCATTTCATTGTTTTCCATGATCAACCTTTCAGTGCTTCCACACCAGCGAACAGAGCGCCGTAGTGCTCAGGCTTGACATCGTTGATGTTCTGGTAGCCCAGACCGGTCAGGACGCCTTGAATCTGGGCACCCTTCTGTGGACCGAGAGCCTTGTAGGCACCCATCACGTAATCGATCAGACCCTTGCCGTCGGTGAACGGTGCGCCACCAGCAGCCGGTGCGGCCGCAGGAGCGGGAGCCACAAATGCGGGAGGAGCGGGCATCGCTGGGGCAGCAGCGACGGGAGCCGGTGCGGCAACAGGTGCTGGCGCAGGGGTAGCAACAGGTGCAGGAGCAACCACAGGTGCGGGTGCTTGTGCAACGGGTGCCGGGGCTGCTACATTGGCAGATTGCAGTTGCGCGGTGAGAGCCTGAACAGCTTGCGTCAGGGCTTCAATTTTCGCTTCGAGGGACATAGAGTTTCTCCTTGGGATTACCGGTTACAGGGGGTTGAATAGTGACGCGATCTTCGATGAAAGCGTCAACGAGTTCACGCAAGACCTCGCTCGGTGTCCCGAACTTTCTGGCCTTGGCGTGGAACTTGGTGCGCGTCTTGTCTGACACTCGGACAGTCAAGTACGCTGATTTGTTGATGGGGATCATGATGGAGACATTTTTTGCTGTCGATGTTGAAAGTGTATCACACCTGTGCCACAATACAACCCATGCCACAAAAATTTTTCTCCAAAAAGAAACCCCGGGGTCTTGTGAACCCCGGGGCAACCCTTTAAGGAGACATCCATGAAGAAACTGGCAACTGCAATCACCAGCGAGAAAAGTATATGACGGCTCCCCAGACAGTGCAACCACATCCTGCATCCATTGACGCATACATCCGACACGGCTGGAGCCTTGTGCCCATCCCGGGCGGCACCAAGGGGCCGCGCACCCCGGGCTGGAACCTCAAAGAGAACGCCCTCAAGGCTCAAGGCGATCTGCCCCCGGGCTTCGGCATTGGTCTGGCCCATGCGTACAGCGGCACGATGGCGCTGGACATCGACAACTGGACCATCACCACGAGTCTGCTAGCCGAGCACGGCATCGACCTGCAAGCCCTCTACGATGCACCCGATGCGGTGATCATCAACTCGGGCAAGCCCGGACACGGCAAGCTGCTGTACGCGATGCCCTTTGGCGCTGCGCTGCCGTCCAAAAAGATTCTGCACAGCGGGATCACTGCCTACGAACTGCGCTGCGCCACGGTCAGCGGCCTCACGGTGCAGGACGTGCTGCCCCCGAGTATTCACCCCGAGACACGCCAGCCCTACCACTGGGCAGGCAAAGGTCACTGGACCCGTTTGCCGGTGATCCCGCAGGCGCTGCTGGACGTGTGGCAGGGCTTTCTGGAGAAAGAAAAAGAGCGAAACATTTCACACGACGGGGTGATCGACGCCTCGTGGGAGGAGATCAGGCAAGCCCTCGACGCTGTGCCCGCTGACTGTTCCCGCGACGAGTGGGTGTCCATCGGCATGGCCCTGCACTGGGCAGGCACCCAGACCAGTCAGCTTGAGCAGGGGCTGCAACTGTGGAACGAGTGGTCCTCGACTGCCCAGTTCAAGTACCCCGGGGAGCGGGAAATCCTGACGCAGTGGATGTCGTTCAAGCCGGACAAGGCTACCGCTGTCAAGTTGGGCACCCTGTTCCATATTGCCCGCCAGCACGGCTGGAGCCGCCCGATCCCCGATGCGTCCGAGTTGTTCAGCAAGGTCGCCATCCCGGTCATGGAGCCGCTGGACGTGATTGACGGGCTGCGCCCCAAGCCACCCGAGATGAACATGGACCTGTGGCCCGCCACCCTGCGCCAGCGATCCCTTGAGATCAGCGAAAGCGTGGGCTGCGACCCTTTGGTCCCTTTGTTCGCTGGGTTGGCCGCTGTCTGCGGGGTGGTTGACGCCCGCATCCGGCTCGAACTCATGCCGGGTTTCCGTGTGCCGCCAGTGCTGTGGCTCATGACCCTCGGTGACCCAGCGGACAAGAAGTCCCCCGGCTCCCGGCCGATGCTGTCCCCGCTTAAGAACATCGAGGCCGAGGACCGGCCTCGCTACGGCAAGGAACTGCTGGACTGGGAGGGCAAGGAAGCGGCCTACGCCAGCGCCAAAAAGGCATTCCTCGAATTCTCAGCCAGCCCCGAGGCCATGCTGGGCGGTGACCAAGCGCCCACGGTGCCCGAGATGCCGCCGCAGCCCGTGCCGCTCAAGATCACGGTCAGCGACATCACGAGTCAGAAACTGGTGCGCCAAGCGGCAGACCGACCTCGCGGCCTGCTGTGCCACCTCGACGAGATGAACTCATGGGTGCGCAAGCTGACGGACAAGACCAGCGGCGAGGATCGCTCGGCATGGGTTGTCAGCTACGAGTCAGAACACTACGAGATGGACCGGGTGGGCGCGGGGTCGATCTACTGCGAGAACTTGGCCGTGAGCATCTACGGAAACATCCAGCCCCAAGTGTTCAGGCAAAACTTGGCCTCTCTCGCAGCGGATGGCCTGTTGCAGCGGTTTATACCCGCCATCCTTCGTGCCCGCAAGACCAAGCTGGGCCACCCGATCCCCGAGTACATGACCAGCGCGGCAGCTTGGGAGAACACCCTGCGCCTGACCTACGCGCTGCCACCCCAGACCTACCACTTGTCCACAGAAGCATTCACAGCTTTTCGCGAGTTCCAAGCATGGTACGAGGAGGCCAAACAGGACGAGCGAGTGCTGGACAGCGGCACCGAATACATGACGGCATTCGGCAAACTGGAGGGCTTGGCTGGCCGTTTGATCCTGCTGTTCCACATCATCGAGTCACCCTTCATGCCCACGGTGCAGGCCGAGGTTGTCCACAGGGTCGTGAGTCTGATCCGTGGCTACGTGATCCCGGCGTACCGCTACGCACTGGGTGAGGTGGGCGGGGCCATCACGAACGACTTCGACCAGTGGGTGATTGACCACATCATCCAGATCAGCGGAGATGCCCAGACCATCGACCTGCGCACCTTGAAGAAGTCAGCCCGCAGGCCGCTGGAGGGCAAGACCGACTGGCAGAAGGATCAGGCGGTCATGGACGCCATGCTGGTGCTCGAGCAAGCTGGCTGGGTGGTGCAGGTGGAAAACGAACTGCACAAGAAGCGGGTTCTGTGGGCCATTAACCCGAGTCTGCCTGCCATGTTCAAGGCGTACCGCGAGAAGGTCATCAAGGCCAAGCAGCGCCACGCCGATTACATCTACCGCCATGCCTACGAGAAGGGCTACGAGCGTAAGCTGGTCAAGGGGTACACCCCGGACATGGACGAATGAAAACGGGGCCAGCGGCCCCGTTTTTTATGACACCCATCGTTGTTCTATGCTGCACCAGACAACATGATCCGCTTCCGTGATCACATGGCCCGCAACTACATCGTCAAGTTGTCCCCCAAGTCGGTAAAACCGGTCTTCGTGGAACGTGGTGAATTTTTCGCCGGGTTGCAGTTCAACAAGGGCGTGTTGTTTGCCGTTTTTCAACTGCTTGATGTATTTGATTTCCATGATTCACATCTCCATTTGTTTGAGTGCCTGCTGCAACCCAGCGAGTCCACCGACCCGCTGACCATTGATGAATATCTGCGGCATCTGCCGGATGTCAGGGTACTGCCGGGTGAACACGTCACGCCACTCCTGATCCTCGATGCTGCGCTCGATGAAGTCCAGCCCCTTGCTGTCGAGCAGCGCCTTGGCGGTGGTGCAGTTGGGGCATTGGCTCTTGCTGTACACGATGATGTTCATTGCATTTTCTCCTTCACGATCTCGTTGGGGTCAATGTGCATCATCTGCCCGAGATACACGGCAAACGATGCTTTGGTGTCTTGGCCGAAGGGCATGGCATTGACTCGCTGGATCATCTCCTCGATGGCGCAGTTCCAGCCGGAGGCAAAGACCCATTTGGCCGCATCCTGCGGGTGCAGGCCAAGGTCGCCATAGAGGCGGTCATAGTGGTCGGGTGCTGTCTTCA